TGCTAACCCTGAATTAGATGTGCGACTAAACGAAGAAACAGTATCCCTACTACAAGAAGGAAAAATAAAAGAAGCACTGCTATCTTTAGCTAAAGCTCTTCCTAGTACGTCAGAGTTTGCGGCAATAAAAAGAAACGCTAGACAGTTAGCTCAAAACGTAGGGGAAACCAGAGTTGTTATTGTTCCACAGAAGCCTACAAATCCAACAGAACGGCTTTATAGAGAGAAGCTAGACGACAATGCTGACGGTGTTGTAGCTAACGGGGTCTATAGTTTTAACTCTCAAATAACTGAACTCAATAACGTAATACTGCTAGACAGTAATATAGGACTAAACGCATCCACCCTACTGCATGAAATGACCCATGCAACCACGCATAACTACATCGAGACAAACCCTAATAGTCCTTATGTACAAGCGTTAAGGAAGTTATATGCTACTGCTAGGATGTACAGTGAGAATGGTGATACAGCGTATGGACTAGCTGATGTTCACGAGTTTGTATCAGAATCATTCGGTAATGCTGCGTTCCAAGAACAACTTTCAAATGTACCTGTTAACGGGTTAGCTTCTTCTAAAACAGCTATAGGGACTCCTGTTAGTATCTGGCAAAGATTTAAAAATCTAATCCATAACATACTAAACAGGGGTACAGACAGAACTGTACCTATCAACTCTGTACGGTTGTCTGATGAAGCTAATAGGGTTATTTCTCTAATCTTGTCTCCCGCGCCGGGACAACAAGGTATCGGTGTGTTAACAGATAGTGCTCAATACCCAACTGAAGGTGTGCTACGACAAGTAAACCAAGCATATCGTGGTGATTCATTAACACCATCTGAAAGAACTGCTTTAAGTAAGGCCATAGCCGAAACAGGCGATAATGTTTCAGACGTAGGGTTATTTGCTTTATTTAAAACGCTTCCTATGCAAGCTATGGCAGATGTTGCAGGGTATTTTAATGCGACGTTAGGTGATCTCGCTTTTAAACTAAACACCTTAATGCTAAACCAACGCGCTGCTTTATCTGAAGCAGATGCACAGTCTAAGGCTTCTGCTAGACAAATCCAAAACTGGACAAGACCTGTATGGTGGAACCCCGCGTCTAAAAAATCAGATAAGCGTATAGAAGAAATTGCTATGCTCGATAATATTGCGGGTATTAGTACAGTTGAAGAAGTTGATCCGAGATTATCAAAAGCCCAAGCCGAAAAGGAATATGGTAAGGGTAGCGATAAGATGGCTATATGGCAGAGTATGCGGAAGGATTGGAATGCCATAGGCCCAGAAGGACGTGAAGTATACAACAATATGGTTAAGACCTACGGCAAGTTGTATAAAAAACTTGTTGCTTCTTTAGAGTTACGGTTAAACAGCACTGACATACAGGAAGAAACACGCCAAAAATTAAAAGGTGTGTATAAGAAAATGTTAAATCGAAGAATAAAACCGTACTTACCTTTGCGTAGAAGTGGTAAATATCGGTTAGCCTTTGATGCCTTCAATAAAGATACTCAATCTACTGAACCTGTGTTCTTGATGTTTGAAACAAATATAGAACGTCAAGATTACATAGACAGGGTATTGTCTAAAGATGAAAACGTAGTTAGAACAGCTACAAATAATAAACCTAAATACGATATCTACAACACAGAAAAAGGTGGGTATAGAAGTGCAGCACCTTCTACAGGGTTTATCAACGATCTGTTAAAAGCTATACCCGAAGCTAAAGGAAGTGATAAAAAATCTCAAGCTATGGAAGACGCTATTATTGAGGGTTTCATTAACGCGTTACCACAAACGTCTTTCGCAAAAGGATTCCAAAAACGGCAAAACGTAGCAGGATTTACAGGTCAGTTTACAGGCGAGTTTGCTAACAACGTATACGACTTGAACCGCAAGATAGTTCGTATGGATTATTCCGGTAGAATATTAAACTTAGAAGATGCGATAGCAGATGTAAGCGGTTTAGATAATAGAGCGGAGAAAGTAAGAGAGACTTTAAAAGAGCGTGCTGACTTTGCCCGTAACCCGCCAATAGATGGATGGGCACAAACTGCTAATCGTTACGCGTTCCTGTTTACTATTGGTTTTAACGCTTCTTCCGCGTTAGTTAACCTATCTCAAGTACCGCTTGTTATTTACCCTATGCTAGCTGGTAGGTATGGGGCTATAAATGCATCCAAAGCTATGATGAGAGCTAATAAGCTGATAACACGTTCAGGCTTTAGTAAAACGACGCAGCCTTTGGTATCTATGAAGGGTATAGAGTCTATTGAGAGTAGAGCGATGCCCTCTATAACCAATATGTTTACCATGACAGAAGATGGAAACTTTACTATACGTAAAGGCTTAAAGTTATCAGCAGAACAAAGAAGTGAATTAGAAGCACTTATCCCGCTCGTGAAAGCTGCTACATCTACTAATGCGTTAGTATCTACCTCTTTGTTTGACTACACCGGGGTGAACCAAGCAAGCACCAACCAATCTGTTATGGATCTGGTAACCACAGGTTCAGCTTTTATGTTTCATTCGGTAGAGCAATACAACCGACAAACAACATTAATTGCTACTTATAACCTAGAACTAGCAAGAATTGAAAAAGAACAGCCAAGTTTAACAAAAAAAGCGCAACGAGAATTAGCCGCTGAAAACTCGTTACTACGAACTCAAGAGTATAATGGCGGGGCTGTGTTGGAGACTGCCTCTCCTTTCGCTCAAAAAGGTATTGGTCGAGTTGCCCTTATGTATAAAGGGTTCGGCATTCAGATGTATTACACATTACTGAAAGCTACTCGACAGTTTATGTTAGGACGGGTTGACGGAAAGAAAGTAGAAGGAGCACGAGCAGAAGCCTTTAAGCAACTTATGGGTGTACATGGTTCGGCTTTGTTTTTTGCTGGGGTGCAGGGGTTACCTATATACGGATCAATCGCGCTGATAGCTAACTTAATGTTGGATGACGATGAGGATTCATTTGAAGAGTTAACACGTAAAGCTATCGGTTCTGAAGCATGGTACAAAGGGTTTGCTAGTGACCTCTTAGGGGTAGATATATCTCAACGTGTAGCACTTACTAATCTTGTTTTTCAGGCCAATCGTTATTCAACAAACAGAGAACCAGAACAGGTAGCATTTCAAGCTCTAACTGGCCCCGCTGGTAGCGTTGCTCTCCAAGGGTATAAAGGGTTTGAAGAAGCTATTAGTGGAGATGGGCCAGATAGCTTACGTCGCGGTATAGAGCGTATGACCCCCGCTGCAATTAAGAATGCGCTAAAAGCCGCTAGGTATAGTGAAGATGATGGCGTATTAACACGCCGGAAAGATCCTGTGTTAGAAGACATTACAGTAGGACAGGTATTTGCACAGGTCGCTGGTTTTGCGCCTAGTGACTATACAAAGAACCAAGAAGAAGCCAGAAATATCAAACGTATAGACACAGCACTTAGAGAAACGCGTAGCAAACTACTAAGAAAGAATAATCTAGCTTTCTTCTATGGAGACGTTGAAGAACAGGCAAGGGTAAGAAAAGAGATTGAAGCGTTTAACAAACGTGTTAGTCAGAACTTCCCTCAAGCAAGCATTAGAGCGGGCACTATAGGTAGATCACGCCGCGCTTTTAGGACACAAACTACAAGGATGGTTAACGGAGTTCAGTTAAGTGAAAATGTGCGGCGTTCGTTAATAGAGTATATGGAAGACCAAACTGCAATCATTGCAGATTTTGAGGGTTAAGTAGTGAGCAATTTAGAGTCCCATGAGAAAGAGTGCGCGTTACGTTTTAAAGCCATAGAAGAACGTCTTGAACGTGGTTCTGCGCGTATGGATCGTATGGAAGCTCGAATGAATAGTTTGTTTATGGTGACGGTTGGAGTTTACCCGTTTATTTTAGCATCTGTGTTTCTAGCGCGGTATTTGTGACTTGTTATGATTGGCGAAGTCGCAGCCGTTCTTTCCGCTCTAAAGGCATTGAACGAAGGTTTAGCTACCCTCAAAGAATCAGCAGGGCATGGTAAAAGTCTTCAGTCTTTAGTTGGTAAATGGGGTGAAGCATCAGAAAAATATAACGATGTAGAGAGAGCCAAAGCTGGCAAGATGTCATACAGAGAGGCTTTGGCTATGGAAAGTGCCAAACGCCAATTAGAGAATTTTGATAGACAATTCAAAGACATATGTTTGATTCAGGGCCAAGGGGATTTGTACAACAGTGTTAAAGCTAGGATGCAAGAGTCTCGTATAGCTCACGAAAAAGAAGTTGCAAGGATTAAGAAAAGACGAAAAGAAATTAAGGGGTACATACAACTAGGTGGGACGATAGCATTCGCTTGGGTATTTTTTATGTGCTGTGTTTGGGCATTAGTTTGGGTACTGGAGAACACACCCGTTGAATGATTATAGCTTTCTTACTAGTAGTAATAGTCAGTGGAGAAACTGTCTCTGATGACAGAATGTTGTTTGAAAGCATCTATAGGTGTAATGAGTTTGCTATTGCCATTGAAGAAGGGCGAGGTAGTTCAGAGAATATAAAAAGGTATAGAATGCAAAAGAATGTAAGCGCATACTGTATCCCTAAGATGGTTCCACGTGGAACGGAGTTGTTTGAATGATAAAAATAGTACCTGTTTTAATAGTTTTACTACTTTCTAGCTGTTCCTCAATACCAACTTGCGGCACTAAATCTATAAAAATACAGCTACCTTCAGCGGTTCCGTTTATGGGTAATGAGCCATTTGAAATATCCAGAAGTAACGACCATGTTGACTGTGAGTTAGATCCTAGTGAAAGGAATCCAGATGATTAGTCACCAAGATCTCAGTCATTATTGCGCTGAAAGTTATCGAGAGTCGGACTTTGAGGAAGCTAATATCGAAGTTATTGTTAGGGAAAATGTGTTTGCATTTAGAGGCACAGATGAACCGAAAGACGCGATTCGAGACTTACGAATCTTGCCACTATGGACTAGAGAGTTAGGGTGGTGCCCCGCAGGGTTCCTCAAAGCGAGTCGTCGGCTGGTCAACAAGGTCACCAGTGTTTGTCTTGAAAGAGATTTAGATCATAAGAAAATTGAGTTAACAGGTCATAGCCTTGGTGGGGCAGTTGCCCTAATCGTTGGTGCTTTGATGACCAGAGATGAGATACCACCGTTACAAATCGTAACATTTGGCGCACCCAGATGTGGACGATTAAAGATATTAGACCAAGTACCAGTAACGATGTACCGGCACGGTAAAGACATTGTGCCGATGGTTCCTCCTCTGATGCGAAGACATAAAAAGCTGTTAGAGTTTGGTAGGCCCGGAAAGAGCTATATTAAAGATCACTACATGTTGAACTATGTAAAAATGAACAAATCTCCAGATTATTACTGATGAACCCTAAAAAACTAGAACCAGAAAGTAACTACGCTAGATATGACACTGACGGTGACGGTGTAGTCAGTGACGATGAGTTAGCAATAAGTGCGCGGTTACAAGAGCTAGAAATGCTGCATGAGAAAAATGTGGCTCAGAGGCATATGGTTTGGTTCGCGCTTTGGGGGCTTTTGTTGTATCCGTCTGGCGTAGCAGCGTGCTCGTTTCTTGGGCTAAACGACGCAGCAGCTTTGTTAAGTGACATGGCGAACATGTACTTTTTAGCGACGGGGGGTGTGGTCAGTGTGTTTTTTGGTAGTCAGGTGTATGCGGGTAAGAACAAATGATGGATCTGGCAGTAGGGATGCTACTAGGTTTTTGTATTGGTTATATCGTTGCGAGGTATAGATGAGCGTTGACGTAACAAAAGTATATGAAGAAATAGCCTCTGATGAGGGTAAAATCCTGCACTGCTACATGTGTAGTGAGAACCACAAAACGGTAGGAATTGGTCATAAAGTGTTACCAGATGATCCAGAAGCCAATCTTCCTGTACACGGAGCCTACGATGATGTCTCTGAAGAGGAGGGTATTACTGAAGAGCGGTGCTATGAGCTATTCCAAAATGACATACAGTTAGCGATTGCTGGCTGCAAAGGTTTGTATAGTAACTGGGAAGAAATACCCCAAGAGATGAGGCATATTCTTGTGAACATGTGTTTTCAACTAGGACAAACAGGATTGAGTCGGTTTAAAAATATGAATGCTGGTGTCGCTCAAGAAGCATGGGGTATTGTCTCTATGGAAATGATGGATTCGAGGTGGGCACAACAAACTCCAGAAAGAGCAACACGACTACGAGATCGCGTGCTACAACTAATGGCTGATTAAGGTTCCCCCTCCGAAGAGGGGGGTTGCTCTGGAGAGCAGGAGAACAGGGACGAAATACGAGAGGAAATTTACTACGTGCCTGTTGGCAGGAATATATCACACAATTCTCCAAATGCGAACTCCATACTTACCTTTACTTATACCTATTCTAGCATCTATATACCAACCTCGACTTGATGCTATCTTTTCAAACTCTTCTATTGCTTTCGGTGCATTCAGACAAGGGACAAAAACTGACATCCCTACCCCTATCGAATCCCACGGAACGACGATCCTTATCCCGTCAGGGCATAGATCAAACGTCCGTACTACCCCCCTTTCCATCAGTGCCGCCCTCTTTAAAATCTAATACCCAAACCATCATTGGGTTAATTTTAAACAATGTACCTTTCGCCAGCCGTACACTTTCTTGCCTAGCTCCCATCTTATTCTTGAGGTCAGTGGTGAATTGAGCGTAATTAATCTGCTGTTTACCACACCACTTCCGAAACGGTTTCGGCACTAAAAAGAGTTTCTTAGTATCTGTCTCATAACGTGCAACTAGTTGCCCACGAGGTGTTAGCTCTGGTTGTACTAGAGAGTCTGCCCCTGCCGTAGATGACCTAGCATCTGCTGTAGACTTGATTCGTAAGATACTATTGTAGTTTTCCGCTAGATATTCGTTAAGAGTCTGATCCAAGGTAACAGCCATTGCTGCGGAGTAGCCCTTGTTATCCGCTAACACTCCTTCTATCCAAGCTGTAATCTTAGGGATGCTATAACCTATTAACTCTAACTTGTTGGCAATGATGGCTCCGGTAATGGTAGCCGCTGCTCCCGCCGACCAAAAACGGTTTTCGGATTTCAATCCTACATTTTTATCTAGGTTTGCCTGTACATCCTTAAGAAGGTATTTAACTGCATCAATATTTTTAAGCACATACTGCACAAAGACAATCCCTGCATGTCCGTGGTGTAGCTCTAACTGATCTGTAAATTCATCAGTTTCTGCTTTGGTATCGGTGCTAGTAAACAGCTTATCAACTTGTACTTCTAATATGCGTTGAGCTTCCGCACTTGGGTTTTCTTTCTTCAACCGTATACGCTCAATCATGCTGGTGTTTCCGGTGGTCACTGCAAGTAAACTCCACGGCAACCCACGGGGACGTTCTGCATTAGCCCCACTTACCATCCTTGCACGCTGCTTACCGGAGGTGAATTGGTAGGCTAAATTACTTAGATCTTCAGGACTTGAATTAGTTAGTTCGTCTATAAACAGCGGCAAGCTGTGCAGTATCTCAGACCTTAACATCTTACTGTTATGCGTATCTCTTTCGTCTAGCACTAGATCTTCAGGGTTACCCCAGATAGATGCCGCTGCCTTCATCGCCGTAGTCTTACCTAAACCCGATTCCTTGCTGTAAAGATGCAAAGCCGAACATGCTATCCCTCCGATAAACTCCATAAGGATAGATCCAAACCCCATACATATTACGTATTGGTGCAACTCGAACCCATCTCTGTTGTAAAAATCCATTAGCTTCTTCCATGATTCAAAATCCCCTTTTGGTTCAAAGGCAGGGAACAGTCCTACGGTAGCTGCTGATGGAGGGTTAAATTCTATGGAGTCTCTATGAATTTTTTGATTACCCAATATGAAAGTCTTTTGGTTATCTGTCCATCCAAATTGGCGGTGTGCGTTATCTGCCATTTTCGTGTCCTGTAATTTGTTAATCCATGCCATCACGTACTTCATTAGATCTTCTACGTTCAAGAGGGTTACGCCTTGTTTAGCTAACTCTTTCCTGAACTCATCGCGGGATGTAACGGCAGTAAGGGGTATGGTAAATTCTCTAACCCCGTCTTTCGGCATGTGTAAACGTATTACCACCGCCTCCCCTGTTTCGACATCCATAACCCGTTGAACAACATAGATATCGTTACGGTATATCTCTCGTTCTTCTATATCCCCATCCTTATCTCGTGTGCGTATATACACCCCACCGTTTGCTCCCCGCATATACGGTTTAGGGAACTCAGGGATCATGTAAGTAACTGTAGGTGTATTTGGTAAAGAGAAAGCGGGTGCTTCTATTGTAACTACGTTATCATCCTCTGTAGCTTCTTTAATAGATTGCCCTATGTATAAGGGACTGCGAAACTTACCACGGTTAGGACATGCTCGACATAAATCAGGATTAGATGCCTCAAACGTGTTACAGGTGTACCGCTTATCAGGTGTTAAATTATCCCATTTAGCATCAGTTTCTTGAGAGTCATACCCGTCATAATCTCTAGATATTTTATGGGCCTTCTCTCGTGTACCATCACTACAGGCTTTAAGAATTGACAAAACTCCACGCCATGTAGGTTCATTTACTTCACTTGGATTATGCAAGGCATGACCTATTTGCAAACAACCCTTACCGTTCTCCGACTTTTTTAGAATATCTCTAAACTTATATTCTCGATTATCCAGTGCGGCAAGCATCATTGTATCTGCCCCCTCCATTCTTTTAGAGGGAACTGGTATTAAATCTCCTCCAACGAGTGCGCTGAAGTTATCAAA